TTAGGATTGTTTTTCATCACTAGATTTCTGCTTGACGTCGGCCATCACGCCTTCAAAAATGTCGACTGATTTTTTATTCATCTCATCGGTAACGTGGGCATAGGTATCTAGTGTCGTCGATATTCTAGCGTGACCTAAACGTTTTTGAATCGATTTGATATTGTCTCCATTTTGCAAAAGCATAGTTGCGTGAGTGTGACGCAACAAATGAAAGTCAAACGGGAAACCTAACTCTTTTTGAATTTTATCAGCGTGGTATTTGATAGAATTCGGGGTGACAGGTTTCCCGTTTTCTTTCGTACATACAAAATCAGAATCATAGTAGTATTTCCCATAGCGCGCCCGCTGAACTTCTTGGTCGGCGCGTTTTTTCTTTAGCAGCTCGATAACAGAAGGCCCAATCGAAATTTTTCGATAGCTTGCGGATGTTTTAAGTGGACCTAAATCCCAGGGAGCGTTGGAAGACCGTTCATGATCTGGCTTTATTGTCGGATCGGAGTATTTTACTTTCGTCTTGTATTCAGCATCGGCCTTTCGTTTTTTCTTGGTCTTTTGAAGCATAGCTTGGTGGATGTCGATGGTTCCATTCTCTAGATCAACCGCACTCCATTCTAGCCCGCTAACCTCACCGCGGCGCATGCCCGTGCCAAAGGCTAGTTGAAGGGGAACGTTAAAGGGGTTGGAAAATGGGGTGATTGCGAGTATCTGGCGATACTGTTCGAGTGTGATAATTCGCAAATCTGACCGTGTTTTACCATGGGATTCGGGGAAACGGGGCATGCCAATGTAGTTGCCCGGGTTTTCTTTAATCAGCTGGTAAGGGAAGACTGCCATCTTTAGTCCCTTGCGAAGAACGGTCAAAATAATTTCAACTGAATGTTTTGACAATCCTGTTTTCCCTAAATCATCCATCATCTTTTGCAATTTGGCGGGACTAATTGATTTTAACTTGTATCTGCCAATTGCCGGATCGATGTACTTATCAATCACATTCCGATAATTGCTCTGTGTATTTGGGCGAAGCTCTTTCATTACATAGCTATCAAACCAGTAGTCGAAGTAGTCATGAATGGTATAATTATTCCTTCTTATTTTGACTCCTCCATTTTCGTACTCCTGCATTGCCGCACGAAGGGCAGCCGATGCTTCTGCTTTGGTGCGACCACCGGGATGTTCGATACGTTTTCGCGATCCATCGATACTACCGGCCTCAAAAGAATAGTACCATTTATCTCCACGTTTCCTTAGTGATCCTTCTGACATAATAATTCCTCCTTGTATATCAATAGTTGAAATACACAAACGTATGTTCTTTGAATGGCAAAAAGAAAATCCCGGATAGGGACTTCTTGTATTGCTATGGACCTTGTTGGACTTGAACCAACGACCGGACGGTTATGAGCCGTCTGATCTAACCAACTGAGCTGCGTTTTGAGAAAACATGTTTTGCTGCGAAACTATGATTGTAAGTTATATGTTGCACGTAATTCGATAGTTCAAACTATTAGGAAATCATGAGATGATTGCGGTTAATCAATCCATCTAGTTGTTGTGAATCCATACCTGTAGAAGAAATATTATTTATTAAAGCTTCGATGCTAGATGATTTATTAATATCTATGCTACGAATTCGTGAATCAATTTGTAAATCGGAAATCATTTGGGATACTTTTTTATTGGTGCTCATGGCATTTGTAGAATCATTTAATAATATTATTGAACTATCTTTATTATATCTTGAGCTAAACATAACCATCTTTAAATACCAATCGTCCAAGGCACTTTCTTTTATTGGTGAAGAGTCTATAAGGTTAAGACTTTCCTGTTCTCCATATACAAAATCAATATTGAACTTCATTTCAACGGATTTTGCAGGACGTATTTTTACATTTTTCCGTATTTTATTTCCAAGTAATTTATTTTTTTCAAGGAGGTTAATCATTTGTTCTTTTGGAGTCAAAATAGTTGCTTCGTCAGTCTTTTTAAAATACTCGTCGCCAACATATTCGGTTACAATTTGATTAAATAACATTTTCTCATTTGTAGTTACGATTGGCTTAGGTTTAGAAAATCTAACCTGTTCTGGAAGCTCATGCTCGATAGTACTGTCTAACAGTTGAACAGAAAAATCGGAATTTAAATTTGATAAAGAAAATTTTAGATACTTCATTGTTGTCTGAAATAGATCTTTCTGGTAATTATTTATAGCGAGACCACGGATTTTAAAACTGCTGTCAGGAATGATTTTAAACTTTGCTGAATGTTCCTGTTCACTATAGAAGAGGACACCAACATTAATTGACTCATTACGCATACTATTTTGATTATATGAAATTATCGAAAATTGATATCTTTGTCTTTTTGCCATTCTGGTTGCCCTCCTTTGTAGTTCGTGAACATATTTTGAGTCATATTATACTCAATAAATGGTCTAATTAAAGACTTTTGACGACTTAAGAAGTTTACGTAGGCCTCTTTTTGAACATTGCCTCCGGAAACCCACTCTGGAATAATATGAGAAATAGTGTTGACAAAAAAAGTAGTAGTTAACGATTCAATTTTTGTGATTACAGGATTAAAAGGATTTTGTGAGTCGAATTCTATTTCATGTTGCAGCGCATCGAAGACAACTCCATATTTAAATCTAGTTGATTGATTAGCTCTAGTGCTTCTATCGTAAAACCATTTCATCATGCAGGCAGAATATGATTGGCATATTTCTGGATGTGCCTTGGGGTTATTATAATTTAACAAATCAAATTTTTTAGTCGTAATGTGATGTTTAGCATCTGAGTTCCAATAAGGAGAGAAGAAACAATAACCATAGTCAATAGAAACTAACCACTTACCATTAGGCCTATATTGAAATAATAAATTTCCGCCATTCGTAAAACGATCAAGATTAATTGTTAGAAAGTCAAGGGCAATTAGGTCAGGAATAACTTCTTTATTAATGATATTTTTAAATAACGAGTGCCAGCTACGGATTGCATAGGGTTGCTTATAATTACTTGCTAACCTAAATACTTCTACCAAATCATTACCAATATTTGGTAGCATTTTAGTTGCAAAATACTTGCCCTCAGTAAATTTATACTTCCAGCGCAAGTCTGGAAAGTTGAAAAGTGTATCATCATCAATAATTACTATAGCATAATTAGGGGTCGGAATATTCAATTCGTCGGCAATATTGGAAACTAATGCCTCTTGGAAGAATTCAGCGTCCTGATTAGATGGTGTGGAATAATTAGGCGACGTAACCATATTATTTTTTAATATATATTTCTTTCCGTCAGAAGCGATAATTGTAACCGGTTTACTACATCCTTGCTTTGGAGATTCTTCTTCAAGAATCATATCAATGTATATATTATTATTTGGGATTGGCAACAAATCACGTCCTTTCACTGACTTATATTTGTTATTTAGTTCGATAATCTTCATAAATGAGTGGTGGGAATTAAATGAAACACGTTACGTTACTGAACTCATTTATGCTTCACCCCCGGAATCGAACCGAGGGGAGTCACCAGACAGAAGCTGTTAATATCGTGTAAACCATTTAGAACTGTTCGTTCGTGCATAATATAGTTTTGATCCGTGGCCGTTTACTTTCAAGAAATAGCCGTCCTTTCCCATATGATAGAAGGGCGCAACATGGATAGTTTTTCCATAATGTAATTTTAGATGATGACCCAGGTGACTAGTTGCATAGCTATCACCTCGGATGAATTTATATACGGTAATGTTGCGAGTGACATACGCACGTTTATAGTGACTGGCATTTGCTGAGGTACTGATAAACATGGTTAAAGCAATTGCTGAAACGAGGGTGATCCAGATTTTTTTCATAATTTCCTCCCGATAGATGTATTTGATTAATCTAAACTAGTAGCTCGTGAACCATCCTTTAAAACGGTTACTACCAGTTTCATAATGCTTGTTGTTTACGTATTTGCGACCATATACTTTCCAATTCGTATAGGTTCCATTTTTTATGTGGATAATTTGGCCACGGTGAAGCTTAAAACTACGAACGCGATGAGATGGCGTATACATGGTACCCTTAGTGTACTGATAGATTCGGATAGATTTTGTAACAATGGCACGGTGCTTATGCAGCCAGTATCCGATGTCAGTAGGGCCGTGTTCTCCGTAAGTATTGGCTGATGCAGTCTGGGGAACATATACAGCAGTCGCTAGTAATAGTGTCGCGACTTCAAGCGAGATGCATTTGATGATTTTCATGTTTTCCTCCTGAAATATGTACAGCTTTTAACGTCAACGGGTGTGGACAATAGGATAATTGAATAGATACTTGATAAGGCTTTAAAATCTATTTCTGAAAGGGTGAGCCTCAGGAGAATCTTGTGGATTAGCATGTTTCCAATGTCCGCCAAATTTTTTACCAATAGGCGCATTTTCTTTAAGGCAGGTGAAGCGTTCGCCCTGTTCATTTTCAATAATAAAAATGCGGTTGAACTCATTCCGAGTCTCTACAATTTTGCAGTTCTCATGCTTAACATTGAAGACATCAACGAAATCCATATTAAGACCTCCCATATCAGTTGGACATAAATTATACCCATACGAATTGGACGAAAATAATAGACCAGTGATAATAATTGTCGACATTGACTACAACATTTTTTGAAATTATGCTTATTCCTGAAATCTAATCGAAGGGAGTTACCAGGCAGAAGCTACGTCTTAGGCATATAACAATCCAGTTACACAAATTTATCATGAAAAGGATGTGCATCAGGAGAGTCACTAGGCTTGGCATGTTTCCAATGATCGTGAATTTTGGAAGAGCGAGGTGCATCATCTTTCAAACAGGTAAAACGTACTCCCTGTTCGTTTTCAATAATAAACACACGTTTGAAGTCGTTCTGAGTTTGAATGATCTTGCAGTCGTCATGCATAACATTAAATACATCAGTAAAAAACATTTAATTACCTCCATAATGCAAAAGTTAGTGTTTTGACCGTATGTGAAAAACGTAAAAGGACACAATTATGATAACTAATACAATCAGAGCAATAACTGGTAAGTGGTCGATTAGATCATTTATCAATTGAAAAACATCTTTCTTTAACGTTAAAGCCATCTCCTCAGATAGTTACCTAAATAGACCTTGTTGGACTCGAACCAACGACCGCACGGCTAGCCGTCTGCTCTAACCAACTGAGCTAAAGGTCCAAATGCTTCTCCTCGGAATCGAACCGAGGGGAGTCACCAGACAGAAGCTGATTATTTTGTTAGTAACACCAGTGACACTTCTTATAGCCATGCTTTTTTGCCCAGTGCAGTGTAACGTGTTTCTTATGTTTAGCTGCATTTAAGCCGCGGCAATGTTTCGAATGATGCCATTTAGTGCCATAATTTGGAGCAATCCAAACGTATGTAGTTTTTGCGTGAGCAACAGTAGTATTGGGAATAACTGGCGCTGCACCACCCATAAACAGGGTGAAAGTCAAAGCAATTATCGTAATGCCTCTCTTAATAGTTTTCATGATATCCTCCTGTAAAAATATTTGATCAGCTTTTTAGGTCTTCGGGTGTGGACCAATCAAGCCTATTATCTATTGGACAAAGTCTTCGATAATATCTGACTCAAGTGTTTTGCCGTTTAATTTGACGGTTTTAGTAAGTCCACCGCCTAAAATAGTGATATTACTGCCCTCTGAAATATGGTGAGAGTGCATGTCTTCAACTTCAACTTCGGCGACGGTAGCATCTGTGTTGTCACTATTACTTAGAACGATATAGTCCATGGTATTATTGTCAGAATTTCGCTGAATATATGTGACGGTTCCGGTTACCTTAATCAGTTTTTGATCATATTTATCTGGGTTATCAGTGAAACTTTCAAGACTTACACGTTTATATTTAGACCTATAGCTCGATTTAGTTGACGAATTTTCATTTTGTTTTTTCACTGATTCATCAAGTGAAGCAGATACTGAACTATCAATGCTTGCGGATATTGAAGATGATTTTGAGTCGCTGTCAGTGTCAGCAGTTTTAGAGCTAGGGGTATTGTGTGTCGTAAGATAGCTCATAACCCTCAACTGGTGTTTATTACTTTTTATCCCGTCTTTTTTGGCATATACGACATATCTTCCCGGAACAAGTGCATCTTCATAGAAAGTGCCATCGCTGCCAGCTTTGATCTTCTCAACATCATTATGCTTGTTTTCTGGAACAAAAATGACACTGGCTCCTTTTACAGTCTTACCCTCAGCGTGGTTTATATCATAAATTCTATTTTTTTTGAGCCGCAAGCTAACGTTTGTGACCTTTTTATTGTCCTTTATGTTATTGCCGCTTTTAGCAGAACTTTGACATCCAGATAGTAAAATTGATCCTATCACAAAGGGTCCAATTATTTTAATTATTCCCATGCTTTCCTCCCGGTATATGTACAGCTTTTAGCGTCATCAGTTTTGGACACATTATATTTTTTCCAGATTTGTAAGTATATCAGGCAGGCTTACCTAATCAAAATCGTAGGGTAGGCCATATTGGCGTGCTAAGTCTTTGTACGAAGACGGCATACGATCGTTATCTTCAATAAATAGTAAACCCATCAATGCGGCCGAAAACTCGTCTGCCTCAGTTTCAAGCTGACCGTGTGCCTTGTTGCTACTTGTATAGTAGCCGACCAGACCTTCCTGAAGAATGGCATGACCCAGTTCGTGGCCCATAACAAAGTATTGGGTAGGGGTATGTCTAATTGTTGTATTGAGCATAACAACAGGCTGGTCACCATCATAGACAGTTTTGCCTAGTGGATAATGGCCAAACAAGCACCATTCGACTTGAATATTAAGTCTTTCTGCAATTGTAAAGGGATTGGCGGTGTGGTATCGATTCATTACTGTTTTCGCAACGTTACTTATCTTTTCCAAACAATCAGCCCCTAGTCGTGCTTATGGCGCTTCCAGAAAATCGTTGTCATCGCCACACGTACTTGTTCTTTTTCTTCTTCTGTGAGGTCCTCACCGCCATAAGTCATGGACCCCTCGTTATCAGTTAGGAATTTTTCTAAGTCATTTGTATCCTTTTTATTAGCCCACACAGGAGTACTATTTTTACCGAGGAGATAATCCGTGGTGACTTCAAAAATGTCTGCGAACTTAGCAAGTTCAGAATTGGTTATGTTTCGATTCCCATGTTCTATCTTGTTCATTGTTACCTTGTTGAACCCCATCTTATCTGCGAGGTCTTTTTGGGTCCAATTGTGCGATTCTCGTAAGTCAATAATTCTAGAAATTAATTCTTTATCCATGATTGGCCTCACTTTCGTTACTGTATTGACAACTATATGATAGCACGGTTACTTTTTTGGAAACAAAAAGTTTCTAAAAAAGTAACGATTCTTCTTGACATTACTAAATTAGTAACTTAATATATAGTCATAGTTAATACATCAGTAACCGAAAGGGGGATGAAGAATGATTGAGCTTGATTTGCGTCTAATAAAAAGTCGTCGAATTGAATTGAAATTGACCCAGCAAGATATGGCTGATTACCTAGACATGGGAAGTAAGGCTAACTACTCTCGATACGAAAGCGGAAAGTATGCGTTCGATGCTAATACAATTCCGATGCTTCATAAAGTGTTGGGAATTCCGATCACAAAGCTATTTACTCAAAAAGTTACTGATTCAGAAACTATTGCTTCTACTGAGGAGGTGAGCTGATGAAGAATAAAAAATCCCCAAGGACTGGTGCAAACAGTACCCGGGGAAAATATACAAACCGTCTTAAGCGACTAACGAAGATGTACCACAAAGCAAGCAGTGTTCAAGAACGATTGCTGATACTTTCTCTGATTACTTACTATCAGGATCAATTAGATTATCAGTAACTGCATTCTCTAGGTACTTCTCAAAGTCGCTTAGCAGTTGTCCCTGCTTGGACTTTTCGGTAATGTGATGATCTTTGAAGTACCGAACACTTGCTTTTAACATCACGAGACGGAACTGAACTTCTTCTTTAGATGCAATTTTCCCAGCCATAGTTTCACCCCTTTAGTGATAATTATCTCACTAGAGGAGTGATTAAGGTTGAATTTTTCAAAGAACAGGAGGTGTCAAAATGACACGACAAGAAAAATCGACACTATCAAGGACACGCTAGGTCTTACTGATGGTCAGCTAAAAGCTATGCTTGCTGCTGACGAATTGCCGGGGGAGCAAGACAAAAGATTAAATCGTCTGTTCAAAGACGCTGGCAAGGTTCTCAATCAACAGGCAGGTTTGAATGAAGAAGATTTAGAATTTTCATTCTAATTAAATTATGTACTACAAGTGCTTGTAGTACATCAGTCGAAACACAAGGAGGCAGTTGTAATGGATGTGATAAAAACATCTCGTGACATCCGTACATTTTTCGATAATGCAATGAAGCGTAATAACGTTTCAGCCAAGCTTATGGCAGAAGATACCGGACAAACGGCCCAAGGCATTGCCAATAATCGTCACACGGTAGATACGACGGCAGCTAATGCGGTTAAGGACGCGACTTACTTACAAGACTACCGGTTTAGTAATCAGCTAGCCGCAGCCTACTTTGAAGCCATTCAGATGTTTGATACGGAAGATTGGTCGCCTAAGTTCAGAGATGCACCGTTTGCGACGTTGGACGCCATCGACGATCAACGTGCGACGGTTATAGAGCTGCGGCGGCAAGTCAAAATATTTATGCGAGACCGACCACGTGAAAAATGGACTCATGATCAATGCAAGAAGGCGGAGCAGTATAGCTACGAGCGAATCAAGCTGATCAGTATGGAGTTACTTTTTAATGGTCAATTTGAAGACGTGTCCCGTCAGGACATGCTAAAGATTGTCCATGAAACCAACAAGCATAACAAGTTAGGGGGATTCAAATGGTTAAAACAGTAGTGCTCAAGCGCACGGTTGATGCAGATGTTTACACAATTCCACAGGCGGCCAAGAAACTAAAGATTTCTCCGAACAAGGTCCGGGCACTGATTGGATTGGGGAAGCTGAATTGCTTACAGCTGGGACAGTTATCAATCCCGAAGTTTGAGGTTGATCGATTCATGCATGACAACTTGTCAGTCGATCTTCGACCAGCAATTGATGAGTGGATTGAAGAAAACCGTAATCGAAAGAGTGTAACGGTATAGGAGGGTTAAAAAATGATTTTGCAAAGCATTTATGATTTTTGGTGTTTCTATTTTGGCGAAGCGGCAACATGGATCGGCAGCATTGTAGGACTTTTCTACGCCGGCTATCGCTTCCGTAAGCACGTTGAAACGGTCGGTGGCTGGAAGGCTTGGCGTAATGGCTACTTCGGATTGGAGGACAAAAAATGACATTTTGGCATAAAAAAAGAGCCCTGACCTGGCCGTCAGAACTCAAAACAAGATTGCTCTTGTTAAACATCTATGAAACTAATTCTACTCCTCGAGGGCGGTGGTTGCAATGGCAATGAACGTGCCAGATCATGCAACATTCGATTTTGTCCGATACATGAATCGGCTGGAATCGCAGCCTGAGACGGGATTCATGGTCAAAGATACCAATGGCGACCCCATGATTTCTGATGAAACTTATTGGGAAGCAGAAGGCCGATATGTGCCAACCGATGAAGATTCAATGCACGACTTTTTAGATGCTGAGGGTGAGGATTATGGAACCCAGATTGATTGGGACTATGACCATCTGGCAACCATCTTGGAAGATTTTAAAAGTGCGGAGGTGATCTCATGGACGTAGTCAAGGTACACACAAGCAGCCGTTTCCAGCCTAAAGCAGTGGTTGCTACTAATTTAGCTGAACTAGATGACATTAAATCTGATCTATTCAAGGAAGTTCAACTGTTGGCCGAGAATGATCGACTTAGCAATGATGAGATTGATCGGCTATACAGCATCAGCGATGAGCTTGTTGCTTGGTCACCCAATTTGGAGGAGGAAGAATAAATGGCTACAAATGAAGTTGCAGAAACCCAGCGTTCACTAGACGCGGGTGTTCAGAACCAAATCAATCAAATGATGAATCAGGAGAACGGGCTGAAGCTGCCAGCCAACTATGCTGTAGGAAATGCCCTCAAGTCCGCATTCTTTGCTTTGAAGAGTAGCAATGATGGTGACCTGATTCAGATTGCGGCACATGTCCCTGAAACGAAGACATCTATCGCTAATGCTTTGATGGACATGGTTGTTCAAGGATTAACGCCTGCAAAAACGCAAGTTTATTTTATCAAGTATGGAAATAAGGTCCAAATGCAGCGTTCCTATTTTGGGACGCAGGCTGCACTAAAGCGGCTGTCGGGGGTTGACGATTGCTGGGCTAATGTAGTCCACGATGGTGATGATTTTGAGATTTCTGCGGAAGATGATCGATTAATGGTCACCAACTGGAAGCCAACATTGGAAGGCCTTGATGGCCAAATTAAGTATGTGTATGCGGTCATCAAGATGGCCGATGGAACTCACCAGTACACTGTGATGACCTTCAAGCAAATTCAAAACAGTTGGTCGCAAACACGGTCTAAAGGGGCTGTACAGAACAAGTTCAGTGATGAGATGGCTAAGCGGACGGTACTTAATCGAGCCGCTAAGAACATTCTGAACACTTCTGATGATTCAGATTTGGTTGTTGGAGCCATCAGCAATACTACTTCCAACGAGTATGACGATGATCAAGCGGCCAAAGATGTGACGCCTAAAAAGATTACAGATTTGATCGGTAATGTGGACACAGAGAAACCAACGCCTCCTGAACCCGTTGAACAAGCTGAAACGGATGAACCGGCAGAACAAGAAGATGTTAGCACAAATGTTTCAGATGAAACTGATGTTCAAAATCCGGATTCCGAACCAGTAAGTTCCAATAGTGATAGTAAGTTGCATGAGGCTTTGGGCGATGTATTCGATGAAACTTTCCATAAAAATTCAGAAGGGGATGGCGATGATGCAAGCAGCACCGAAGAAGGACAAGGCGAACTCTTCCCACCAGACGTTCATTCTAAATTCTGACAATTATTACAGCCAGGAAGCCAATAAAAACTTCATGAGTCCAACTTGGTGTAAGAAGTTCATGGAGTGTGAGGCAGAGGCATTAGCTGAATTGAGAGGTGAGTGGGCACCCGATGAGGATAAGACCGCTTTATTAGTTGGTAATGACCTGCACAGCTATTTCGAGTCGTCTGAGGCCCACGAACGGTTCTTAGATGCCAACAAGGAAGTGATGTTATCCAGTCGTGGTAAGACTAAAGGCCAGCTAAAGAGTGAGTACAAGCAGGCCGACATCATGATCGACTCGCTCAAAAACGACAAGACGTTCACACAGTTATATCAAGGTGAAAAGGAATCGATCGTTACCGGCGTAATTTCTGGCGTTGAATGGATGGGCAAGCTGGACTGCTTGAACCTAGATCGTGGGTACTTCATCGATCTAAAGACAACACAGGAACTGTCTAAGCGGTTTTGGGATAGCCGTAGTCACCGGTGGGTACCATTCGTTCTGAAATATGACTATCAGCTTCAAATGGCCGTCTATCGTGAGCTAGTCAAGCAGCAGTACGGAATTGAGTGTGAACCCTACATTGTTGCAGTAACAAAGCAAAGTCCGCCGGATAAGGCGGTTATCACGATTCCTCATGAGTACATGGAGGACGCCTTGCAACGAATAGACGAGCAACTAACCCATTTTGAGGATGTAATTGCTGGTGTACAGGCCCCTGTTCCATGTGGTAGCTGTGTTTACTGCCGTAAACATAAGCAGCTGGAAAACATCATCAGCGTTGATGACTTACTAGATAGTTAGGAGGTGCGTAAATGGCACGTCCAATAAAAAAAGGAATTGATTACTATTCAATAGATGTTGATTTTCTCAGAGATATCAAGATTCGAAAAATCATGCGTTCTTGTGGAATCGCTACAGGGTCCATCTTGCTGAGCCTGCTGGGTAATATTTATCGTGATGAAGGGTATTACGCCGTGTGGGATTCAGATATGTGCTTCTTGGTGGCTGACGAAGTCGGTACCAAGGAAAGTGCGGTAGATGAACTGGTAAAACGGGCCACAGAAGTTGGATTTTTCGATAATGGCATGTTTGAAAAATATCACATTTTAACTTCCCATGGTATTCAGGCTAGATATGAGCAGGCGGCGCGCCAGAAGAAAAATCATCATATCGAACCAAAATTTAGTTTATTGCGAGTTTCCAGCGTTGGAAACCGAGTAACCAACACCGATAACTCCGTTTCCAACGTTGAGAGTACACAAAGTATATTAAATGATACTAAAGGAAATAATAGTAAATCAGATAATACTAAACCAAAGGTGACTGATGACCAGCTTCGGGAAAGATTCAACCTTGGATTTTGGCTAACCTATCCAAAAAAACAAGGATTCGATAAGGCATTCGATGAGTTTAAGATTGCCATTGACAACGGATTTAGTCCCGATGACATTGAAACTGGTGCCAAGAAGTATGCAGAATACTGCAAAATTAAAAAACGGACTGAGCAGTATACCAAGAATCCTGATAACTGGATTGCTGAGCACAGGTGGACTGATACATTGGATATGCTGCCTGATACACCGCGTCAGGGGCAGAAGACAACCACCAAAGAAACATTGCCAGACTGGGCACAAACGGGGGCCACTCCAACAGCTACCCGAACTGAGCTAACGCCTGAGCAACAAGCGAAGATTAACGCGCGGATAGCACGACTACAGCAGAATGGAAAAACAGAACAGGAGGCTACATCATGAAAAATTTACAAGAATTAATTATGGGCAATGATAGCGATAGCGTTGCAGTTGACGCTCGAGGATTGCATGACTTTTTGGAGGTTGGAAAAGACTTCTCAACTTGGTTTAAAGACATGACTGATTACGGTTTTGTCGAAGGAAAGGACTTTTCCCCACTTTCGGGGAAAAGCCGCGGTGGTCGGCCTCGCATTGAATATGCAATGGCTTTAGACATGGCGAAAGAAGTGTCAATGATTCAGAGAACATCCAAGGGCAAGCAAGCACGTGAGTACTTTATTGCCATGGAGAAGCAAGCCCAACAATCTGAGCTGGTCATGACGCCAGAACAGAAAATTGACCTGTTGATTGAGACTGGGAGCCGCGCCAATCACCGGCTAGACCACGTTGAGGAACGCATGGACGATTTCGAGGAGAACCGACGACTAGAGACTGGCGACTATACGACAGTCAGCCGTGGCGTATCTAGGGCAGTCAATTTCTACGTTCGTGACCGTCACCTGCAGTTGACCAAGGAGCAACGGTCGGCACTGTATAAAGATATCAATGGCGGACTAAATCAAGTTTGTGGCGTCCGTGCACGAATTCAGATTAAGGCCAAGGACTTCGACAAAGCTATGAAGTACATCGATGACTGGCGGCCAAGCACTGCTACTAAAATGCTGATTCAGCAGACAGAATTACCATTGGCAGGTGTCGCCGGTGATTGAGTTAGCCGTATATGGTGAACCAGTGCCAGCTGGTCGCCCACGTTTTACACGACAAGGCCACGCGTTCGATCCCAAGCGGTCCCGGGACTACAAAAAATTAGTGTCGGAGGCCGCGGCACTACAGTATCACGGCGAATTGCTGCATGGCATACCGCTAAAGGTCGACGTCAAGGTGTATCGGCACGTACAATCATCTGTCAGCAAGGTAGAGCGCGCAAAACGTCTCAGCGGCAAACACCGGCCTATCGTCAAGCCGGACGCATCAAACTACTTGAAGTTGATTGAGGATGCACTGACCGGCATCGTCTGGGAGGATGACAATCTCATCACAGATGTTAGCTGCAGCAAGTACTACTCAGACGATCCACGTATCGAAGTCACAGTTACTGAGACGGGAGCGAAGAGGCCAAATAATTTAAAAGAGCCTCATTATTAATACTTTATTGGCCCCAGATTCTAGTGCGATGAGCCAATTGCGAGCTAAAGCTGATGGAAAGGTTTAGGGTCGAAGGTACACTCTCAGGTGAATAATGGAAAGAGGATTGACTAAAATGGCGAGCAATTCAAAACTAATGGGATTAATTAATGACGCTGAAGATAATTATGGAAAGCCAAGTAATTGGCCTGAAAAGGTTACTGGGAAGATTAATGCGGAGGCTAATCGAATTAATGATTACGAACACACACCAGCAAATGAGGTATTACGTCATTTGATTTGTCATGGGTATACAAATACTCAAATTACGTTAGATGAACAAAGATCTTCAGGATACATTCAAAGCTTACGCAAACAGATGAAAAATAATGGTGAACTGCACTTTAAAGCCACACCGGATGAGTTAAGACAGCTGGCATACAATGTTTCCCACATAAATAGGCCTAACAACCAAGGAATTGCTAGGGTTATGGGTCGTGACAAGGATTGGGTTCGCTGCATGCGAAAGAAGCTACGAGAGACAGCCAATGAGACGCGGCGATGAACGTGTCACAACCGTTGAGCAGTACGTGGAAAAGGATCGATTGGCTGATGGAGTGTTGGCCCACTGTGCATGGAAATATGGCTTAGAGTTGGAAAAGCAATCGCAAAATATTTAGACAGCAAAAAGGGCCGCCCGGCAGCAGCCCCTAGCAAATTAAACTAACAACTTATTTTACCACACTTAACTTGATAGGGGCTGAAAGGGTTGGCAGAATTGAATTTTGACGAGAAGAGTATGGGGAGCCTGTTCCCCGAGGTTGATGAGAGAGCAACGGTGCAAAACGTTACACACTTCTTAGCAGTAATGTTGCCTAAGATGGTTCGGGTTAGTGGTCAGTCAATGAGCGAACTTAGATCACCGAGCTATGATGGTATGCCAAAGTCACAGCCATCTGGTAACGCGACGGACGCGCGCATTGTACGCCGATTGTATGCTGAGCAAGTCGTTAAACGAACGCTTGAGGCCATTAAGCATTGTGATAAGGACTGCCGTAACATATTAGACGAGTTATATCTGCAAGAGCTATCAGACACGATGTGCTTCATGGACCTAGGCTTGTCCGAGTCCAGTTATTTTCACGTTTGGAAGCCAAAAGCGCTATTGCAGTTTGCCGATTGCTATATGTTGGACGACCTCCATATTTTTAAAAAAAGCAGTTTTGATGCAGTTTGAGTGCAGTTTTTATGCAGTAAGACAGCAGGCATTAGGCGCATTATGGGATTATTCTAGTATCATCGAAAGAATTAAGAAAAACGCGCATAGCTCAATGGCAGAGCAGGCAGTCATTGCCTGACGCGGGTTCGAACCCCGCTGCGTGCATTGGCGAGCAATACAAATGGGAGGCGACTCCCTTCGTTTTAAACACTATTCTAGCTCGCCAAACTCCTTCATAAAATTGACCGGCCTGCATAACCGGTCAGTAGGGACCTTTAACTCAGTCGGTTAGAGTAGACGGCTCATAACCGTTCGGTCGTAGGTTCGAATCCTACAAGGTCCATCGGGCGCAAATAACCAAAAAAGGAGATGGACTCTCCCGTTCATCCAAGGCTATAGCGCCCATCACGTGATTGTAACTGGCGTTGGCCTGCCAGAAGAGGGCGGTTTGACTTCCGTGTGTGGTTCGATTCCACACCAATCACATTGGCCCAAAACAAATTCTTGCTTAACGCTGGGTCAAAAAACTAAACTGAAAAGGGGTGAAAACTTCTCTCAGTTTAGTTTGAAATTAGTCTGAGGAGCCGCCCTACCACAAACGGCTCCTTTTTTTGTACATATATGAGGTGACTGAGATAAAGAGTTATTGAAGTGTGTAGCGTGCCATATACTCTTGAAAATAAAAACAGTAATATGGTATTCTGTTTTTCGAGGAGGAGATATCTTTGAATAAACTTGATGATAAGGATATTCGCGCGGTATTAAGAAAGATGGTTTCGGCGTACAAGAACGCGAGAGTCTTTGATGAATATACAACATATTCTGGAAAATCTAGAGCGGACTTAGTGGCAATAAATGGTCATGTCAATGCTTTTGAAATTAAGAGCGATTACGACTCGTTGAATAGATTAGAAAATCAAGTTAGAGAATATGACCTTAACTTTGAAAGAAATTGCATAGTTGCAGGCGAAAAGTATATAGAAGAAGTCTCCAAAATAGTGCCCGATCATTGGGGAATAATCATGGCAAGACGAAACAGAGAAAATAAAGTTAGCTTAAATTACAAAAGAGTGGCCAAGTTGAATCCCAATCTTGATTTTGTTTCATTTACTGGCCTACTAGAATCATCCAAATTGAGAAAAATAATTCTCGATAACAATTTTTATGCAAAAGTAGGACTAAATAGGGATGCGGTCAATGGTATGTTTAAATATGATCTGATTGCTTATCTAGATAGCAAACTTAGTAGATATCAAAAAAGCACTCTAAAGGGAGTTATTCGTGCCAAACTAAAAGAGGAGTAATACGCAATCGACCGTTGCATATTGTTCCTCTTCTAATTTACTCAGCGCACAAAACAATGTGATGCTCTATCCCTAAAGAGGCCCAGGTAGAAGGGTTGCCACGATTGGTGTCAGTTGAGTCGCGTAAATCGGCTATATATCTATCTGCCCAACAATGTGTTTTACTGAAGCTAGCAAAGTTAACTATTTCGTCACATACTTCTGAAAGATTATAGTTTCCCTTTCTTTGACCATTGCGAACTAAGATGTATCTGTCAGACGTTGTATATTTTATCTGAACATTGGATATAATTTTTTTATCGGTATAATCTATTTGTATTGGCGATACAGTTGTGTAGTCTCCAAAATTAATTTCTAAATTAGATAGTTCGAAATCTCTTGAACAATCTCTTGAAATAGATTTAAATAGTTCATAATCAAAACGGGGGCATTCATAATTTTCGGTAGATTTTGTTGGGATTATTGCAGGAATAGAACCACTTAAAATAAACACTCTTTTAGAAGCATGTTTAAAAATAGTAAGAAACGACGTAACAAGCTCTATATCTTCTTGTAGATAATTACTATCAACATATCCGAGATCTAAAATTATATTATTAGGTATTTGGGATATGTGAGATTTAAGCCAACTGAGAAAAAAAGGATTCTCAAGATAGTCTTTATTAACTTCAATATAATCAATTGAACCCATTTCAGATAACACGTCTTCTGATTCCAGCAACGATGCAGGAAAGGCAATTTCTATTTTATCAAATTCAGTATTGTCTGAAATCAGTTGGTGCAAATATTTAATGTCAGATCCCTCTAATTCACGGGTGTCAATAAGAAATTTGCCATTATATTTAGATGATATTTTTGTTAAAACGTCTTCAGTGGCTTCGTTTATTTGGAGCAACGGAAGAATGCTTTGAATATCATCTAGTTCGGCTTGTTGTAAAGCTCTCAGCTCGCCTTGTTTATTTTTTAGTGCTGGCATGTACATTAGTATCTCCTCCTTATATATGTATTATCGTATGATAATACATATTAATCAAGAATTTGGTATCGCTTTCTTTTCAGCTGCTTGACTACCAAAAATACGGATATATCACGAGACAAGAAATAGAGACTGAGGATCGCCTAGATAAGTGAAGCGTCGTGCTAGATAGCATGGCGTTTTTATTTTACCCAAAATTAGGAGGTGGCCGGCGTGACCAGATGGTAAACACAAAATTTGGCCTAGTCAGCCGCACAAAAATAGGCACCCCAGGGGGCGCCTATTTGGATTGATGAACTATTGACCAGGAATAGCAATGTAATCTGTATCATCATCTGGTGATTGTTTCTTCCACACACCATTAATTAAAAATATTTCGCATTGGCTAATGGGTTCCTTATTTTTATCTTTGGATATGAATTCGATAATCGATGTGCAACCTTTTTCACGTAGACAAGACGGAATGTTGTCGATTACTTTTATTTCAGTTGTTAATTCTTCCATATAGAAAAAGCCTCCCTATATTTGAATAATTTATCATCATAAGAATACCACTTTTTATGATTTTATAAAGTATGTAGAGATGACGTAATTATGGATACCTGTGTTGCAAAGGAAAACTGATGGTGCAAATTTATTATGTTGCTTAGACCATTAGCAACATAATGATTTTTCTAAATAGATAGAAGGAGGAATGCCCAATGTGGCAACGAAGTGTTGAAGATTTGATAGTGGGACTTATGGCGCTTGCTGTGGGCATTCTGATAGGGTGGCTGGCCTGCTTATGGTAAAACACAAACAAACACCCATGTATTGGCAAAATGGCTCATATGCGTCTAAAACGGGCCATAAAATTGAACGCGATTTAGACCCATGGTTTAGAGAGCAGTATGCAAAGCATCACTCACAAAAGAGTGGTGCTTTTTCTGTAGGCGAACTCACAAAAGTAAAGGATGAGAGCAATGAGCATCACGGTTAAACTTAATCCAGAAAACGCAGCTCAATTTTCATGGGCTTATTCGTATAACCAAGAAATAGAATATGAAGGCTCTCCCTGTTACGTCACAGGGATGGAAAGGAATGTCCATGGTGATTTTTATGCCCAACTAAGTCAGACGCCAACAAATGAACTGACCGAAAAACAACGGAAAAATTTGTTTGCTGAAAAGTTTATCCAGGACACGTTTGTATAACAAGGAGGAACTATGAAAAATAGAAAAGTAGATACAGCAGGATGCCTAGTATCGATCATGACGATTGGCTTAGCGATTGTTTCAATTCTTATTAGCGGATTATATTTGATGATGGCCTGGAGTTGGGTAATTGTGCCAATTTTTAAGCTGCCTGTGTTGAACTATTGGGGCGCTACGGGAATTTCGACCATGTGGACAGCTTTGTTCCAGAAAAATTCCAGTATCGGTGTTGATTCGTTTGATACTTTAAAGCATGGAATCATAGAAATCATAGTTGATTCAGTGTTTATGGTTATTCTTTGGTTGATTGGTTTAGCAATTTAATAGGCTTCTTATAAAAGGGTGAATACGAATGAAATTAAGTAAATTGGCTGAGGTAGCCGCTAAATTCAACGGCCACATTGTACATGATAAAAAGAAAAAGATGATTGTTGTTACAGATCAACGTGGTGTGATGCACGCTCAGATCAAAGATGACTATAAGGACGTTTATTTGATTCAAGCGTGGGCAGACTCACCATTTCCAACTGAATTAGCAATTGCGGTTGCGGAGTTTGCGGGGTCACACCCGCTATTTCGCATGGATATGAATGTTTAAGGAGTGGTGATATGGATTTTGGAGAAGCAATCAAATTGATGAAACGTGAGAAGAAACTTAGACGCTCTAACTGGGGTTCTGAAAAATATGTGCGTAGGTTTGACCCAGTAGATGATGACGGAATGGCTAAGGAAGGAACACAACTGATTATGAGTACAAGGGCTAAGAGTTGGATATTTAAGCCCTATTCACCAACTGCAAGGGACATGTTTGCTAGTGATTGGGAACTGTTTGAGACATCAGGGGATCGATTGGCGAAAGGAACGAAGCAAATGGTTGATAACATGCGAGAGGCTCCCAAAAAGGCTGTTAAGAAGCTTATTACAAACGCAACGATCAACGTAAAAATAAATGTTGATGATGACAGCTTGAAAACAGCCGTTAAAAAGATTGATGAGCATTTATCAATGGGGGATCGGCCTACTTCAACCGTATATCTAAAACTTGGTGATGCCAAACATGTTCGAGGAGTGGCAATCAAATTTAAAACCAGTTATCCTGATCAAATTAAGGAAATTCAAGATGTACTGCAGCAAAACATTAATGATGGATTGATTAGTATTAATTAACTCGCGACGTTTGAATCGAAATAATTTAATGTTTTTTCCGAAACAACTCAACACAAATCTAATGGCCGGAGGTGGTGAACTTGATTGGCACGGGCACGGAATCCTAAAAGAGATGAAGCAAAGAAAATGTGGCTTGATTCCGATGGCAAACGGCATTTGAAGGATATTGCCGAAGAGCTAGGAGTATCACCAAGCCAAATTCGCAAATGGAAGTCGCTAGATAAGTGGTCCGATGAACTCAAAGGTAACGTTACCAATGATGACGATGCTGAAAAGGAGCGTTACCATTCGGCACGCTACAACCAGAATGCAGCAGGCAATAGTGGCGGAGCACCACCGGGAAACCAGAATGCTGTTGGAAACTTAGGTGGCGCCCCCAGGGGCAACAACAATGCCTTAGTGACCGGTGAGTACGAGACAATCGACTTTGACACAATGTCGGAAAAAGAACGCGTACTTTTCGAAGGTGTGACGGATGATCCTTTGCTGACAATAAACACTCAAATACGGACATTGAAAATTCGTCAGCACCGAATCATGGAGCGAATAAAGATTCGCCAAGAAATGGATGATTCTGATGCTATGGAGCGCTCCGTTGATGTGTTTTTTCTTGGCTCAAAAGCCATTCCTGAAAAGGGAAAAGTCACACAGCCCAGAAAGATTGATGACTTAGCTCGTCTGGATTCGGCACTTAATGCGGTCAATTCTGCACTTATGCGGGCAGTCAAGCAAAAGCAGCAGATCATTAGTTCTCTCAGTGATGAGCGTCGTAGCTTGCTGGGTGTTCAGGTTGAATTGGCTAAAAATGAATTACTGAATGTGAAGGAAAAGACTGGTGAACTTAACTTGCGTAAGCAAATGGGCCAATTATCAGTTGAGGAGTTGAGAGCTATGCGAAAGGGGAGCGAAGCATGATTCTTTCCGATTTATCGGCCGAGCAACGAGAGTATTTGGCCGAAGAGGCGGAGTTCGAACTATCTCGCCGTAGTTATGAGGAGTACTTCATGATGACTCAAAATTGGGGTCGAGATGAGGATGATGCAAAGCGTACGGTCATGTACCCTTACACAAAAATGATTTGTAATGCGCTGCAGCCTATTCTTGATGGCGAGCGGCGCTTTTTAATAGTTGAAATGCCGCCACAGCATGGTAAATCGACTACTATCACTGAAACTTTTCCATCAGCTTTTTTAATGAAGAACCCAGATAAAGAAGTCATGGTTACCAGCTATGCTGATGACCTAGCACAACGTTTTGGCACTCGAAACTTAGAGAAGTTCGACCAATTTGCTGGTCGTATGTATGGATTAAAAGTATCTGACCGCAAACACACTGCTAATGAATGGCAAATCGCCGGGCACCGCGGTGCCATGCATAGTACAACCATTCTTGGGGCGGCTACTGGTAAGCATGCCGACTTGCTAATTGTGGATGATCCACTTAAGGATATGCAGCAAGCTAATAGTCCTACTATACGCAAGAAAATCCTTGAGGAGTGGCAAGGTAGTCTTAACTCCCGTTTGTCAGCCGATGCCTCAATTATTGTCATTATGACGCGTTGGCATGTCAGTGACTTGGCCGGTTACTTATTGGCCGAACAGGCTTTGCCTTGGCAAGAATTGCGGTTACCACTTGTTGCTGAGGAGCATGATCCACTCGGTCGTTCAGTTGGAGAAACATTAGCCCCTGGAAAACCTCTATTCAAAGATAAAAAGTGGGCTGAGGAAAAGCGTGTAGTATCTGGTAGCAAAGTTTGGGCTGCGTTGTATCAACAGAGACCGGTTATTGAAGGCGGGAACATTTTCAAGAGCGACCAAGTTCACTATTACTTACCTAATACTGCTACTGCTTCGAAGCTTGGACTTGACCATGATGACTCAGTGGCAATCTTACCAACATTAGACAAGACGTGGTCCAGCTGGGACCTTACGTTTACTGACAAAGACACATCCGACTTTGTGGCTGGTCAAACTTGGGGCAAACAAGGTAGCAACTTCTACCTACTTGATCGTGTTCATGGACGTATGAGTTTTCCTCAACAAATTGAGGCTATCAAGTCAATGAGCCAGCGACACCCAGAATCGAGTGCAGTGTTTGTTGAAGACAAAGCCAATGGGTCGGCAGTTATTACCCAGATTCGTAACTATATTTCAGGTGTGATTGGTGTTGTTCCTAAAGGAGATAAGACAGCACGAGCTAGTGTTGTCGTTCCATTCTTTGAAGCAGGGAACATCTATCTGCCACACCCGCGCTGGCAACCATGGGTACGAGAAATGCTGGATGAATGGACTGGATTTCCAAACATGGAGCATGACGATGAAGTTGACAGCATGACTCAGGCACTTAGCCAAAACATGGCTTCAAAGATGCCAGAAGCATCAGTATATGAGCACAGTCTCTATGGAGGTGTGTTGCATTAGGAAAAGAGGTGAGTTAATTGGCGATTGGAATTGATCACTATCATATTCGACAGAACGCATTGAATCGTTTTATTAGTGGTTATGGCGATTGGAATGAAGACCATTCACAGTTTCTTAGCAAAGATATTTACGTTGATGAGAATGACGTATTACGCTGTTCTCCGGACTTTGATATCTCTAGAAATTTCGGCCAGATATACACGTTGTTGAATAATTACGATAACTTACGCGACATTTATCATGAAAAGATGCGTTACTACAAAGGCGATCACGGTAATATTCGAACTCGTACTTACAATGACCCGACGGGAGCTAATGCGAACGATGATCGGAATCGTGTTGTAGTCAATATGCCTAAGAACTTAGTCAATACTTTTACCGGTTACACTAATGGGATTGCCCCAAAAATAACCTATTCAGATAATCCATCAGCTGATGGCGAACCTGATGCTGGTTCGAAGGCTGTTAACGATGATTTGGCAGTGTTGTTTAGCCGTAGCCGTTTTAATGACGTGATGTTTGAGTGGTCAAAGCAAGCTTCTATTCACGGGCGAAGCTATTGTTTAGCGTATCTCAATAGCCGAGGACAGCTAAAACTAACGTTTAAGAGCCCTGAGAATGCTTTTGTAGTGTACAGCAACAGTAATGACAGTGAGCCAGTATTTGCTATTGACTTTAATCGCGTGCAGGGCGCTTATTATGGCACGGTTCACACGACTGATTTTGACTATCAATTTAACAACGGTGACGTAAAAAAAGCACAGTCATCCGTTGGCTTTGAGAACAGTGTAATAGGACACCAAGGGCGGGTTTCTAACCCGTTTAAAATGATTCCACTGATTGAAATGGCACAGAACGACGAGCGAGAGGGTGTATTTGATGATGTGATCAGCTTAATTGACTCAATGGACAACACCATGTCAGCGAAGATTGATGACGTTGATTACTTCCGGGCAGCCATTCTTTATATCGCGGGAGTTGCGGAGCTCACACCAGAGCAAAAAGAAACTATTCGAAAGTGGCATATCTTCCAAATCCCAGATACTGTCATGATGACTGAAAACGCAACACAAAAGTTCGATGTTCATTACCTAGATAAGCCAGATGGCGATAACGTGCAGGAAAATGCCATTAAACACTTAACCCATCAAGTTTATGACACGGCCCAAGTTACTAACATGAATGACCCTGATTTTGCTAACTCAACCGCTAGTGGTGTGTCCCTTGATAAAAAGATGCAGCCTATGCAGATGATGGCCGCCATCAAATTTAGAAAGATGGAAGCAGCTGTTCAGGATCTACTGTTCTTGATTTACGCATACAACAATGGTGAGGCACGTTCTTATGACAAGGCGGATGAAATGGTTCGTGATACTACCATTCAGTTCACGCCAAACGTTCCTCACGATACACTTCAAGAATCGCAGATTGTGAAGAACTTGAACGGCATTGTTTCGCTGGACCAGTTACTTAGCTATCTGTCTAGCGTCAAGAGTATTCCTGATGAAATGGCACGGATTAAAAAGCAACAAGCCGCTAATCAAACCAAATTTGCGAACGCACCATCAGGTGACGGCCCAGTTGGGCCAGAGAATGAAAGTGATCCGCAAGGTGATGATGATTCCGAAGATGAAGGTGATGATAGCTAATGACATTGACGGGATTACAACTCATCAAACGGCGCGAACAGCAAATTAAATCCAATGACCATAGTGATGATATCTATATTGACGCGTTGCTTACCGGAGCTAAAGGTAAGATTGCAGAGACACTGAAATATTTTCGCGATCACTATGCGGTTGATGGTGTGTTGTCAGTATCTGAAATGCGCTCAAACGTCAATAACGATGATTACGAACTGTGGCAGGACTTTATCCAGCAGTATGGGCCACGGCTGATGAAAGATGAGGCTGCTAGTTACCGCTTGAAGAGTGCCAAGCAGCAAGCGGGAATTGACCGTGAACATCTGCTTGATTCAATGGTAGCTATATCAATCGCCTATGCCGCTTTAGGCGTCAACGACTACAATGACCAGACACTAATGAATGAAGCCACCCAATCCATGCGATTTCAAAACAGATTCATGAGAACACGTGGAGATGCGCCACAAGATACTAGTGAATTAGTTGAGACTGGTGCAATCAAACTGATTAATGCAACTGCCCAGGGACTTTCGATGGAAGACCGTGTGTGGTTGCGCACCGATGCCCTGCGTGACCAAGTAACGGCAACATTTGACCGAGCATTCCAAGTGGGACTTGATGATGCTTATTATCAAGGCCATTTGTTTAAAGAAGACAGTAAGAGTAGCAACTCAGCGTCTAAGCATTTCAAGTCAGCCAAGGGTTATCTAGCCAACTCACTTCTCCGGGATAAGAAAGCGGGAATGGCTGCCCTTGCTGGTGCAATTGTTGCCGAAAAAAACAGTTTAAATGTTGGCTATTGGTACAACGTGGAAGACGGGCATGTATGCGAACAATGTATTCAACTGACCAACGCGAGTCCATACTCTTCGAACGATATACCTGATGCTCCCCACAACGGTTGTCGCTGCTTTATTGTTTATTACAAAATTTAGGAGGAATTTATTATGGCAAATGAACCAGGGCCACAAGACCCAGCTCCACGAAATGTAAGTGCTGAACAGTTTAGTGCACTTGAAAGTAAAGTTGACAAATTTACCGGATTACTTGAAAAGTTTGTCAATTCTCAACCCGCCATGCCGCCAACACCAGAGCCTAAGCGAGACCCAGAACCGCCAACTCCCGAAGAACCAAAGGAGCTAGGCGGTTTTAATTTGGAACAAATTCAGGCGATGGCTGCGGAGAGCAAAGCCCACACTGAACAAGATCGCCAAACAGCTCTCACTGCCGCTGCTAAGGAAAATGGCATCGAATTAGACGACAGTCTTTCGGCGATGATCTTGAATTCTAGTAAAACGACAGATGATATTGCTGCCAATATTAAGTCTCTTGCTGGACTGAAAACGTCAACGCCACCTAATACTGACCCGGGCTTTAATCCGGACGGTGATCATACCGCTCAAGGTGTATTCGGGGATGCGTTAGCTGCCAGTTTCGGCAAGACCACTAAAGAATAGGAGGATTCAAAATGGCATTTATTAAGACACGAGTATTTGGAACTGGCCGGGAAATTCTGACCAATTTTAGCCATGCATTGACATTGTCATGCATGGTACAAGACACAAACGCTGTTGCGGACAGTAACGGCGTTAAATTCATTAAGGCTGGTACGCCATTAGGTGCTACCGGTTTTACTGTACGAGATCGAGAAAAAACGGTTCTGTCCCCAGTAACTGATGCTTCCCAAGCGGTGGGTATTGCTATGCACGATATCAATGTCACCGATGGTGTGGTGCGGGACACAGTTATTTTCCGCGGGGATGTTGTCTTTTATAACATGGATGCCGATGTTCAAAAGTTATTTACGGCGGATATGGAAAAGGCGTTACCACAAATTACTTTAGTTTAGGAGGCTGAATCAATGACAGCAATGGAAAATATCGCGGAAATTAATACCCCTAAAAATATGGCAGCATGGTATGAGCAAAAGATTTTAACCATGCCTCCTTATATCGGTGAATTATATTTCCCATCAATCAAGGTTCAAACAGATTTACTTTCGTATCTTATGCAAAATCAACGAGCACCAATGCTGACAGCGCAAAGCTCTTATGATTCACGGCCAACACCGATTAATCGTGATAAATTTGAGCAAAAGGTAATGCACACTAAGTTCTTCCGTTCTGCGATGGCAATGAACGAAAAGGATTTGGTCGAGCTTAACCAAGCAATTGTAAACCAAGATGACAGTCTAGTTACGACAGCGATTAAGAAGTTGTTTGATAACAAAGTACAGCCATTGCTTGATATGCGTGCGCGGCGTGAATGGCTCGATATGCAGGCTCTAGTCAATGGTCAAATCTCAATTAATCCTTTGGAACCAACGTTAATTTATGAGAGTGATAGTCGGTTGAACCTTGAAGCCAGCACCGATTGGACAGATACGGAAAATTCTGATCCATTTAAAGATATTACCGATGCGGTTGACACTTTGAAGAAAACCCATGGTATTGTGCCTAACCAAATCTTGATGAACACTGCTACGTTACGGCTTTTCCGGCATAATGAGAAGCTTAAGGCAACATTGTTTGCAAATAACGCTAATACCAAGAACATGTGGTTACAAGAGTCTGCGGTAGTTAATGCGATGCTTGATGAACTCCATATTGTGCCAGTTGTTTATGACCAAGGATACGAAGATGAAAATGGAACATTCTATCCATATGTTCCAGATGGCAAGGTTGTGATCATGAACGCGCCGATCCCACAGTCATTTGCGAAGAACGGCGGTAACACGTCAACCGGCGTTTCAACCGGACAACCGGCAGGCCATATGGCATTTGCCCCAACGCCAGAAGAACTGCAAAACCAACTTGGCAACATTCCAAGCAAAGATATTCAGTTCTATGACACAGCGGTCGCTTACCATGAATACTTTGACCAAGGCTTATCACAGTTCCAAACGATGATCTCCATGAACTGCTTACCAACACTTGAAGGCGGTCGGACAATTGTTCGAATGACGACCTCAAAGGCGGCATCTACTGGCAGCGGGACCACTGATGGGGCGAGTAATTAACAGTGCGAGTAAGCCCAAATTAAATGGGATCATTACGACACCAACAACAGCCAAGATTAATCTAAGCTAGGAGGTTTTTTTAATGGCAGATACAGCAACATTCGATATCTATGATGATAAAGGAACAAAAGTGGTTGATGGGAAGCCATCGCCTGATGTGATTTCGTCATTGACTAGTAACGGCGTCTTTTCAGGTTATGGGGCAACATATGCGGGCAAAACGGCAAAGCTAGCGTTACCTGATATTGTGACTACGCCGGGTAAGCCTGCTGTTACGGTCACAGCCGGGGATGGCAAACTGACTTATACCATCACGCCCGCCACTGGTGATGGAGCGGCAGAACGCTCTTACGTGGTTAGTCATTCTACGGATGGTAAAACCTTTATTGATGTTGAAACATCAACGGTGACCGGTGATATTACTGGGTTAACGAATGACACGGCTTATACAGTCAAGGTAACAGCTAAGAATGCAGGCGGTTCTTCGACTGAATCGGATACGGTTACCGGCACGCCCACGGCGAGTAAACCCAGGCTAGGCAACATCTCAACTACTGAAAGTAACGCCACAATTGAATTAAACTAAGGAGGGTAACAACTAATGGATAAGCAAATTGAATATTCGAAACTGGCTCGCTATACCGTGCAAAAAGGTGATAGCGAGTTTTCTGTTGCGGAACAATTTAAGGTGAGTGTCGGGGCGTTGCGTCTTGTTAATTCTCGAAGCGCCGGCAACTATTTGAAACCGGGTCGAAAGATTTATCTCCCAGTCGAAAAATAAGGAGGCCAACCATGGCTGATGAAGTCGATAGCCATGCAAAACTAGTGAAAACGATCAAATTGCTTGCGGGGGTTGATGCTTCTGGCATTACAGATGAGCAATTAGATGAATTCATTGGTGTTGCACAGGCCTATGTGGGCACATTTAAGCCACCTGAAACGGTGGCTGACCAATTAATCGCATTATGGGTTTGCCACCTTCTAGCGGCGAAATTAGCCAATCTAGGGACGGTTAAAATTAATAGTGTGTGGATAGAACGAGAAAGTTCGGCAACAAATGCTTGGTTCGATCAGTTTTGGACGCTAATAAGTGCTTTAGGACTTGGGAAAGCGACGGTGATCGGATTTTGACGAAAGATATAAATAGCATTGATCGGATTCTTGTGGAATATCGAAAGCTGAATCATCTTACTGTGCGTGTTGGGGCGTTGAGAGCCAGTAATGGTCACTCTGAACAGCAAATGGAGATGATAGCCATGGCTAATGAGTTTGGGGTGCCCCACATTACCCCGGTTCATGGCCAATGGCTGACCATTCCAACAAAACTTGCTGGGAGCCAGAGCGCAAGACAAATTAATGGGCTTTTTAAACCACATGGTAAGAATGTACTTGCAAAAGCGAACGGAAATGGTGGTCTTGATGTCTATTTTGTTTTAGTCAAACAGATCACAATTCCTAAACGCCCGTTTCTAACAAGTACCTTTACCAACAAGTTTGAATCTTCTTGGTTTGAATTAGCCGAGGTCAATATTTCAAAAATAGGTGTAGGAGAAATGACGGCTCACGAGTGTATGGCTGATATTGGGCGCCACATGGCACGAGATGTGCAGGCAAGGATTGCGAGCATGCATTCCCCTCACAATGCGCCGGCCACTGTCGCCCGAAAGGGTAAGGACAACCCGTTGATGGATACCGGCGCACTTTATCGGTCAATTAGCTGGACGGAGGATTTATATGACTAATCCACTATTAGCACAAATACCGGCTATCTTCCCACTGATGGCTGAAACATTTGAACTGTTGAGGGTAGGAGAAGCACAGTCTGATGATGCAACCGGGGGCTTTTCTGGGCCTAACGAAGAGACTTCCAAGCTGGAACCAATCGGAACAATTTGTGAACCAATGATTCCCGAATCGAAGGCTCAATCAATGCAGATGGGTGAGGGCGGGAGCTTTACAGATTATGCTTACCAATGGTTTTCAATGACTAAGTACCCCAAAGGTACATTGGTTCGCTATGATAGCCTGACGCTTGAGATTGTTGAGATTGAACCGTATTGGTCTCAAGGCGGTTTTACCATCTACTATATGCGGAATAGAAGTGATACTGATGTACAAAGCTAAGACCTATGATTGGGATAATTTCGCTAAAGGACTGGTGACGGTTCTCCGTGATATCACTGATAACCAAGTTCCAATTTATAGTCGTACCCGGTCTGAGGACCATAAAGGCTACCCGTTCATCGTGTATGATCTGCGACCGCACCCCGACATCATTTATTCAGTTGAAAAGACTCATGAAGTCTTTGATCGCATCATTTCAATTGACTGTTGGGCTGAGTCAGACGGTGAAGCTAATGCCATTGCTGACGATCTGCAAACATTGTTGCAAGATTTTCAGTATCGGGAGCAGCTTAACTCTTATGGAATCACGTTAAATAAGATTGAAGAGAGAGACCATCGCAGTGAAGCACTGGCCTCTTTTTTGCAAGTTTCAAATTATGGGTTCGATATGGTCGTGCAGTTGGTTCGCAACTATACGAGCAAGTACCCAAATATCACACAATATGGAGGTTCAAATAATGACACAAACGATTAATGGTCGCGTGATTGAGGTCTCCTCGGTTCATGTGACAACTAGCTATGCGCAAGTTGTCGGCGACATCGGAATGCGTGGCGTTCAGATGGGCGTTGCAGGCGATAAGGAAGGCATTAAGTGTTACCGCAGCCTTGCCGACCTCGAAGATGATTATGACATTGACACACCAGTATGGAATCAAGGCAAAGCGTACTTTGGTGGTGCGTCCGACGGGGCATTCTTCGTTAGAACTTATGACCCCAACTACACGGCAACGCAAAAACCTGCTTTAGACGGTGTTACTACAACTGATAATTCAGCCAGCGTGGCCTTATCAGGTACCCCAACTTCTGAGAGTGGTTTTATCCATGCACTTGCTAAGTATTACTACGCAGGGGCTGAGTACCACCTATTCCCAATTGCTAGTGAAGAAGATAAAGATATGGCACTCAGCGTGTCGAACTTTGTTGAAGCCCAAGACCGTGGGATTTTACTAATCTCTATGACGACAGAAGCCGGTCGAATGGCAGTTGACAGTGACTTTGATTTTCTCGAACAAATCAAGGCTAACCGAGCAACTAAAATTGTTTCTTTACCAACGAGTGATGATCCAAATAACACCATGGGTGCGGATGCATTGGGCCATTTTGTTGGCGATGCCGTAGGAGCCAATTTCAAATTTACTACCGGTTTATCTGTATCACCTCAAGATCGTTTTGAACTGACAAATGATGATTTAGCAGTTTATGAGAAGCGGAATATTGGAACCTATGCAACTGAAAACGGCAAAAATATGGTCACTAACGGCCGCATGATGTCTGGATTGGCATTATCAACGATGGTGATTAAAGATTCCATCACAAATGACATTATCCAAACAGTTAGCGACTATTTGCAAAAAAATCGGCGCGTTCCATATGCCACTTCCGGCGTCAAGGCCGTTCGTGGGCTACTGATGGGTGTTTTAGGAAGCTATGTGTCATCGGGATTAATTAAGAGCTACACATTGAATGATCCGGACGCTGACAGCATTAGTGAAGAGAAGAAAGCCACTGGCATTCTGGATATCTTCGCATGGAATTGGGAATCTGTTCCAAACATTGATGATGCTGAGTTTGCGCAAACGCTCGTTGTTTATGACGGCCAATAGAAAGGGGATTATGTAATGGCAATTACGGACTATACAGATTATAAGTGGGATGCAGCCTCAACGGTATTAACCGTGGATGGAATTCAACCTACTGCTTATGCTTCTGGCGATATTTTTACGCTTACCTTTACCAATGATTTAGTTACCATCAGTATGGATATTTTTGGGCATGGGATTACAATTATCCATCACGATGGGTCGGCTACGTTCCAGCTTAACCTGACTGCCTTGGATGAAGTTTATCTGACGATTTTGAAAAACTACGATCCAGCGGATACTCATGTTATCGATGTCATGACACCGGTTGAACACGTCCACATTGATTCGGCATATCTGCCTAAGTTGCCACCCGTTGGTGTTGGCAGTGATGCACCATCACGGCAGCTCGAATTTAATACACCAAAAGCAATTGCTGAACCTGCCGCCTAGAGCGGTTTTTGTTTTGCACAAAATTAAATTAGGAGGAATTTTATCATGACCGAAACTAAGAATGAAGCAGCAACCAAGGAAACTAAGAATCAAGAAGTAGCAAGTAAGGAAGTTACCGAGGATCAGCCAAAATGGGACGGGACATTTGAAGATGTTACCAACCACCAACGTGCTTTCAAAATTACCGAATCTGATGGGACAAAGATTGAGGTTCCTTTCAATTGGCCTGGTCGAACGGTAGCAGAAAACTTAGATGGGTTTTCCTATGGGCTTATCAATGGTGTCACGCGTGATACCCCAGGGACTTATCACGAAGCGCTATTAGGCTTATTTGGGACACCAAAAGTGGCCGGTAAGGTTCATGAACCACTTGATATGAAGTTTTTTGAAGATGCTGCTAACCAGTCAGACCGGAACAAGACTTTTGATTATCTGATGGATAATGGGGAATCGTTTCTTACAGGCAAGCTCAACTAGTCTGAGTCAGCGGGCTGTTCAGGCTTATTTAAATTCAGACGATCCTGATGTGTTGAAATGGTACGCCTACATGGAGGGAGCCGTTAACCTAACGTTCGGTGATATTGACAAACTCACGATTCCTGAACTGTCTGTAATGGTCTATTGCACGAATGAGCGCATTAAGAACCAGGCACAAGCGGAAGCGGGGCGGATGATTAGTGGCTAATAAGATGATTCGTCACGGTACGATTGGCTTTAGCGTCGCAGGTGATCTTTCCAAACTTGAACGAGCTAACAAGCTCATGGACGGGATGGAAAGACGTGCTCATAAGGTCAACCGTGCTTTGGACGCAATGATTCCACAGCGTGCCTTTAATGAGGCAGCTAATGGCTTTGGACGAATTAGTAAGTCTGCCGACAAATCCCGTGAATCGATTGACAGTGCCAAACGAGGACAGAAAGAGTATGGCTATGAGGCCAGACGAACTTCTAAATCCGTTGTTAAGTCTTGGGATCAAGTCACTAGCGCTCAAGACAAAACGCGCGTTGCTACTAATAAACTTGGAACCGCGGTTTCACGAACCAATGGTCAAGTGGGTGCTTCTGCCACACGAATGGGTGACAAGAGTGAACGTGCCTTTGCTAAGACTCGTACTGGGGCCGCAAAGACTCGTGGTAGTTTTGACCGGTTGTATACCTCGGGTAGCAAGCTAACCAACATGGGAAGCATGGTCACTATGGCTTTACTTCCAGTTGGGGCGGCGTTTAAGCAAGCCGCCGACCAAGCTACTGAGCTGGAAAATAAGTATACGACCATTCGTAACTTGCTGAACACCGGTGGCGAGTCATTGGGGGCTTCAAAGGCCGAAACCAAGGCCATGCAGAAAGAAAACAGTGGATTTGCGCTAAAGTATGGTGTTGATCCATCTGACATGGCAAGTGGTGGCGAAGAGCTTATCCGGCGTGGCTATTCTGGTAAACAGGAACTTGCGTCTCATAAGTCATTCTTGCAAGCGGCTCGTGCCTCTGGTGATGATTATAAGTCGGTAGTTAACTACGGTGCCTCCGCGCTTGAAAAATTTGGTTATAAGACCAAAGCTGGGGATTCCATTGGAAAAATGCGGAAGTATACCAGCAAAGTCTTAAATCAGATGGCGTATGCTGCCGATATGACGGCCACTGATTTTACCGGAATTGGTAACGCGTTAAACATGGCCGGTGGGACGGCCCATTCTACCAACCAATCGCTTGCCAGCACGGTTTCGGCTTTAGGTGTCCTTTCAAACAACGGTTTGGACGGAACTCTTAGTGGGACAGGACTGCGTAAAGTTTTGAACGCGTTTGCTTCACCTTACACCTCCCTCAAATCACGACAAGGCCAAGCCATCGAGGAATACGGCATTGATACCAGCAAGTTTTATGGTAAAGACCATAACTTAAAATCATTGCCTAAGCTGCTAAATTACTTGAATAGCAAAACCAGCGGATTATCGGAGTCCCAAAAACTAAAGTTTCAAAACAAGTTCTTTGGGGCAACTGGTCAAGAAGCTGGTAACTTCTTAATGGCCAATACCGGTCAAATTGGTAACTTGACCAAAAAGGTTGAGCGTTATCAGGACCAAAAAGGCAATGGGTACATTGCCAATTTGTCCGAAAAGAATATGAAATCTTGGCAAAATCAGATCAACCGAACCAAGCAGTATCTCAACGTTATGGGGCAAGGCTTCGCTAAAAACGTGTTACCGGGCTTCACTAAAGCGCTGAAATATGCTAACGGACTTCTTGGTTATCTGATTAAGCTGCCAAAACCAGTCAAGACAACCGCAGGCTATATTGCCGCCATTGGTGGGTCATTAGCTGCTGCTGTTACTAGTGTTAAGTTGCTTGGTAAAGCTGGAAGCTTCTTATTTGGAAGTGGACGTGCTGCTTCACGTGGTGGCGCCGCTTCCAATGCCGTTGCCGATGTTGCTGACATTGCCAGTTCTCTACCGATTGGCGGTAAAAGCGAAACCAGAATGGGCCGGCTTGAAGCTAGTCGTGCTTCAACTCGTGTGGGACGTTTGAAAGGTGGCCGTCTTGGTAAACTCACTGGCTTATTAGGAGCTGGGACTCGATCCGCTGCGGAAGTCGGAGAACGCGAGGCTTTGAGATTAGCTCAACGCGGAACGGCTTCCAAAGTTTTAGGCGGAGTTAAGGCAGTTGGCTCACGGATTCCTTGGCTTGATGTGGCGTTATCAGCTACTTCCCTAATAGGGATGAACAAGAAAAATGCTGGCGGCAAAATTGGAAACTTCGGCGGAACCCTCGCCGGAATGGAAGGTGGCGCCGCACTCGGAAGTCTTTTGGGACCCGTTGGTACGGTTGTTGGAGGAGCGGCCGGGGCCGCAGCTGGTGGATTTGCTGGCTCTAAAGCAGGCAAAGCTATTCAGCATGCAGTTACTAGTCCAAGCAAGCAAAACAGCATGTATGTGCCGGGAGTCGGAGATGTATACAACTCTGGCGGTCAAAAAAAGACCAAGTCTAAACCCAAGACAGATCCCAAACGCACTTTAGGATCAGATAAATGGACCGAAACTAACATTGGCAAATCGAATTATAAGTATATCAAGCAAGCTACTAAGCTGGAACAGCAAGGCAATGTTGAGTGGGCCAATTCGGCCGGTAAGACTACGAAAAAGCTGCGAGGTACCTATAATTCGCTTTATAGCCTTGCCAAAAAACGAGCTGATGGACAGCTTAGTAACGACCAAAAGGGATACAGCTATTTAAAAAAGGCAGGACTATTAAACGTTAAAGCTGCCGATAGCGCGTATAGCCAAGAAAAGGGTAGTGTCCAAAAGCGGGTTTCTTCGCTTAAGTCAGGGCTGAATAAGCTCCTGAGCAACGATAAGATGAGTGGCACACAACGTGCCAAAGCCATTGATAAGGTCAATCGGCAAATTATTTCATTGACCGACAAAGGTTCGTTGAAACAGAAGGCAATCATGACTAAAATGATGTCTTCCAACACTCATCTAACCACTGCTGGCTATGCTAAAATTCTTACTTCTAGTAAGAAAAATGAAAAGCAAACCATCAAAACGGCTCAAAAGACTTATAGTGCTGAGGTTAAGTCGGCCGATAAACGTTACAAAAAGGCCAAAAGTTTAGCCGAAACATTGCCAGGGTTATCTGAGAAACAACGAAAATCTGTTATCAAAGAAGCCCAAAAACAGCGTGATGCCGCTAAAGATAAGGCCCATAGCCAGTACAAGAGTACAGTGAAATGGGCTGAAAAACAGAGGCATGACGTTGTCGAAAAAGCGAAAGAAGAGGCTGGTCAGGCCGCAGATGCATTTAACTCGGCAGCCAAACATGTTGGTAACAGTATCCCAGCCCTTATCGAACAGAATGCTAGTTTATTCGGTGGACATGCAAAAAAGCCAGTGTCTAGCTATCAGGCGATTAGAAACAATACCAACCCAAAGAAAAAATTAGCCGATGCCGCTGCTAAACAAAACGGTACTGCTAAGAAACCCAAGAAGGATAGTTTCGGCATGACAGGGGCATTTGCTTCTGGTTCAGTTGATCGTTATCCTCATGGGTTGCCACACTCAATGTGGGCCACGGTCAATGATGGTGGTGCCAAGGAGCTAATTATTCCACCGGCAGGGCAATCGTTTGTTGCTAAGCGAATGAACCAAAAGGTTTGGTTGCGCAAAGGTACTCACGTGCTTAACGGCCGTGATACTAAGCGAGCAATGGGCGGTGTGCATCTTGCTTCTGGGACGATTAACTTGTCGCCAGCTCCTGCGCTTAGTGGAAAAAAGGTCAAAACGGGGATTGAAGGAACTAAGAAAAAGTATGACAAGGAACTCAAGGGTTCTGAGCGTGCGGTTTCGACGTTCAAGAAGTCCAGTAGGTCTGATTTTGGAAAGATTAAGTCTGATACTACTGATAAAGTTTCGGACACGACAGCGAGCGTGTTCAAAAAATATAAGCGGTTGAAGTCTAATCTCTCTAACACCACTGACGATATCAGCAAGGATTGGCGCTCAAGCTGGAAGTCACTAGTTAATTACTTTGGTGATGTGTTCGGCAAGTTGAAACCGTACGCTCACAAGGGAATGGCCGGGGCTATTTCTTCGTTGAATGGTGGTTTTACTGGAATTGATTCGGCTTTGGCTCAATTCGGCGGTAATAAGCAAGTCTTAAAACCAATTCATTATGCGCGCGGTTCTCATGGACCAATCGCAAGTGACCGGATGGCGGTATTGAACGATGCCAAGTCCGGGCCGCGGCAAGAATTAGTTGTTCGTCATGACCAACTTTTACGACCGCATGGACATGATGTGCTGACTCCTTTGCAAAAAGGCGATGAAGTGCTTAATGGCTCACAAGTTGAGCAGATTAAGCCATTCCTACCTCATTTTGCTAAGGGGACTGGTGTCTCCAAGTCCAAGCTTCGCAAGATTGCTAAGGCGAATGCTAAGCAACCGGCAGAGGCCTATAATGAAGAGTTCGCCACTAATGTAAAGCCAAGTGGATCAATCCTGCAAAGAGGAATCGCTGATACTTCTAAGGCCGCTGCCAAGTCAGTCGGTCCTAAGTGGTCTGATGCCATGTGGGGATACATTCAGGACACTATACAAAGTGGTGGAAGCGCTGCTGGCGGAAACTGGTCACATAGCCCAGGTGCCGGATTAAGTACTGGTGCCAATGGACAAAACTTTGGTGACGGGCGAAACTTCAACGGCAAACCTGGTACTCACGATGGACGTGATTGGGGTGGCGCGTTAGGTACTGCAATCCATGCAATTCATGGTGGACGAGTTGTTAGGACCGGTAGTGTTGGTATTTCCGACTTAGGTGATGTGATTATTGTTAAATCCGATGATGGATTTGATGAAATCTATCAAGAATTCGGCAATATGCACAATGTGAAAGTAGCCAGGGGAGATACCATCAAGACAGGACAAAGAATTGCGACGATGGGACGATTGAACGGTTCTGGTTCCGGTAATCATGTTCACATCGGGGTTACGAAGGGGAACCCCTTAAGCAAGAACATGACAACAACTTCCGGATGGTTCGATCCTGTTAAGATGCATGGGTCCTCTAGTGGTTTAAGCAAAGCTAAACCAAAATCGAAAGTTGCAAATTCGCTTACCAGACTGGTCAAACGACAGCTTGGCAAGTCAGCAATTAGCTGGATTAAGAAGAACCTTCAAGAATCCGATGCGAATGTTGGAAGCTTGTCTGGAAGCATGGCTCATCGGGCGAAAACGTTAGCAGCGGCTATTAAGGACATGTACCCATCAGCAACAAACGCTGGTATCGCAGCCGTCCTAGGCAACTGGGAATTTGAATCTCGTCTTGATCCAAATGCAATCAACCCCGGCGGTGGAGCCAGTGGTCTTGGTCAATGGTTAGGCGGTCGGAAGTCTAACTTAATTGCCTATGCTAAGCGAAAGGGCAAGAGCTGGAAAGATGCTGGCGTTCAACTTAGCTTTGCACTGAATGGCGATGGTTCGGATAGCTCGGTTTTGAAGAGCGTTTTACGTGGCAAGGGGTCTGTTGCATCACTTGCTAACAAGTTTTCTAGCCAATGGGAACGTGGTGGGTACAACGCGCAACATGTTGCCGGCGCTAGAAAAGTGGAGGCGGCTTTACACAATAATGGTGGCTGGTCAAAGAGTGGCAAGCTAAACATTTTTGGTGAAAAGGATTCTGAGGTTGCCATCAATCCTAAGCGTTCAACCGCCGATGGATTGATTGGTAGCGCCATTCACGAAAGGGCTAAGGTTAGCAGCAAAGGTTTGGCGGGTCAGCTTGATCGTGCCATGAGCGCTAAGACTAGAAAGTCTAGCAATCAATCGCTTTTTAAACAGGCGGTCGCTGCTATGCGTCAGTTAGTCTCTACTAATAGTCGTGCAGCTCAGCCAGCTAAGCCTAATATCGTTATTAATTCAACCGTTAACTTCAACGGCTCAGTTGATAAAGATACTGCTGATTATGTGGCTGATAGTATTGGCAAAGTTATTGATCGGAAGGTAAATGAAGCTCTGACCAAGTATGCACAACAGGCCGGACGTGATATGCATTTAACTGATTAAAGAGCTGTAAAGCTCTTTTTTCATACATAGATTTTTATTAAATTATGGGAGGTGACATTGTGGCAACCAAAAAATATACGACTTTAACTTCTGTAAAAAAGTTGTATCAGAAGGAACAAGCAGCTGCTGAGAAAAAGTTAAAGTCGATCAACAAAACTTTATCTAAAAACCAGAAAAAATTAGCTGCTGCAAAAAAAGAAGTTGGTAAATTAAGCGGATCAGCTAAAACAAAAAAAGAGAAGCTGATTACAAATCTGACTAAGTCTGTAGCCACAAACAAAAAGCAAGTTAAGAGCGCCAAAACAGCGGTGACTAAAGCCAAGGCTAAAACGAAGAACTACAAGCATTCGCGAGAGGCATCAAAGGTCTATAAGGATCAGATTCTTACCAAGATGAAGAAGTCGAAGTATTGGGGTGAGAGAGCTTATATCATGCCGAAGTATCCATGGGCGTCCACATCTTATGTTTTTATCCGCACTAATGATGAGCAACCAACGTTTAGTAGTAATCTAACGTCGAATCCAACTGAAAAGGGTGGAACGGTTGCGGGATCAGCCGAAACTCAACCAACAACAGTTGCCGTTCAAGGCGTCTTAGGTGGTGATGGTGGCAATTCACATCTAGCAGGGCTAAAGACACAGGCCAAACGGCTAGAACGGTGGGAAAAGAACCACACGCCTTTGGAGTGGCATGGTGAATACACCATGATGTCCACCAATATTTCCGATTTTTCACCAGACTATAGTCACGAAATAGGTACTGGCGGAGAAAATATCATTAACTTGTCAATTACTTTACAAGAAACCGAATATGCCGATTCCAACAAGAAGGCCAAGGCCAAATCTACCAAAAACACAGGTACCAAGGCTACAACAAAATCCACTAGCACTAAATCAAAAAAGAAATACGTGATAGCAAAAAAGGGCACCACCTATTGGTCGGTGCACGTTAAAACTGGGGTGTCGTTAGCGACCATCGAAAAGAAAAACAAGTATTCGGCCACTAAGATTCCAGTTGGCGCAAAGATTTATTATTGATGGAGGTGTGATTGATGGCCGAAAATGATCGGATTTTAGTTGATTTGAGCGATAATACCGAAGAGGAGTTTGAAAAGGAGTTTAATGGCGTCAAATATAACTTTAAGGCTTATCGTAATGCACAAAACGACCGAATTTATATGTCAATATTTGACGAAAATATGGTTCCAATCATTACCGGAGAAAAGTTGATGTATGGTATGGAGATTTTTGGCACAATCAGTGAGCCACGTTTGCCGGCTTTTTATGCGATTCCTTATGATGAATCTGATCAAGTGCATGAGGTTACCGGGGTAACGTTTCAGAGCCCTGTTTTTATTTTCTTACCGCAGGATGATGATGAAGATGCGGATGGTTCGGGAACTGACTTTAACGACGATCTGGATGATGACGAAGAATCAGTAGATTCTGCTGACCAGACTATCAGCGATGATGATGCCATTAATCTCTATGGTACTGATCAGATAGTAGGTGGTGAAGATTAATGAAGCTGGTCCATTTTTATCAAAAAATAACAGTGTGGATATCTAGTAAGGAAACATTTACAGTGATTTATCGGGCGCGGGCGCCATACCGCATTTTGATTGAGCATAACAAAACTTACACGTCTAAGGGTACTCCCGGTAATACTGAAATCAGTATTCACAACTTAATCAAGTCACATGCCAATTATTTTAAAAAAGGGCGTCGGGTAAGGCTAACGGCTGGCTGGTATAATGCCGATGATACAGCCCACATCATACATCAAGTAGTAGATGATAAGATTTCAACTGTGACGCCACCAACAGAGAGCACAGCGGATTCGGTTGTCACCTTTGACATTACGGATGGTCAAAAATACGACAATTTAAAAGCGGTCAAGGTCAAGAAGTCCAAACGTGTCCGCATGCGGGCCAGTCAAAAAGATTTGGACAAGGCCATTTCCGCCTATAATTCTAAGATGAACACCGACCGGCGCAAATGGATTGATGAGCACCCACATGCCAGCAAGAAAGAAGTTACTGCCAAAAATAAGTATTACAGTAACAAAAAGAAAAACTATGCAACCAACGCGCGGTCTGCTTACAACAAACAGCGCAAGGAACTCAATAATAAAAAGAAATATCAGATTAAAAAGAGCTATGAGTATCTTAGCTTTAAGAAAAATACCAAGGCTTCAACCATCGTTAAGAAGGTGGCTAAGGAATCGGGAATCAAACTGGCTAAGGTCAACCTAAATTATGACCGCAAGTATACGAATGGTTATACAGCAAAGTCCAAACCTATGAAGGTAATAGAACAGATTGCCAGCGATAGTGATACGGATATTATCTATCGAAACGATGCAATTTATCTGGAAAAGCTAGATTCTAAACGAAAATTAAACCTATATATTGACTACACAACGGGATTGCTGGAAGAACCGGAGTATCAGGCTGATAACGATTCAAAGGTGGCCCAATGGCAAGTAACGTTCTTGTACCGCAGCTTAGCGGTAGGGGATGTTTTTCATTTGAAGTCAAAAGCAGTTACTGGTTGGGTAATTGTTTTGAGTGGGTCAAATTCTTTTCAATCTGGTTCCGCGCCATCAACGCAAGTCATTGTTGAACTGTATTCGGAATACAAAACCAGATTGACTAAGAAGATTAATAAGAAGAAAAAGGCTGACCGCACAGCTAAGACTAAGGCAGATAAAAAGTCGAAAGCCGCGGCTAAGAAAAGGCGGACGGCGCGTGCTAAAAATAAAAAAAGTAAGTAGGTGATTCGATGGTAAAAAACATTAGTAACACCAAAAAAGGCGAAAATGGACTGACAGTTCTTCTAAAACTATTTGGAACTGACATCGCACAAGCCGTTAACGTGGCATATATTGCCAAAGTCACCAAGATTAGCCCACCAACGGTTAGCCTACAGCCTTTAGCTTTGACGGTTGGCGATAATAAAAAAGAGGCGCTTGTCGAAAGTGTCCCAGTTATGATTCCAGCGGTTAGCATTGGCGGGAAAACGCCAAAAGTTAATTTGAAAGTTGGAGATAACGTTGGGTGCTTGGTATTAGATCATGATACGACCCATTATAACGGTCATGGGGAGTTCCGACAGATGACAAAAACACCGCATTTGGTTAATAATTCGTTAGTCATTGGTAAGATTGCAGAGGCAGGTGATTTTAGTGGCGACTGATCTTTTATACGATGAGGTCACAGGAGACCTTGTCATCAACGACGGACACCCCATTGAAATTAGTGGTGTTGAAGAACTAGCGCAGGCGGTGCGATCACTACTAACAACGCCTAAAGGAACTGCCTTGAATGAAGATGAGCTTGGAATGGATATGTCTTTTCTGGTTGGCGGCTTTGACGAAAAGATGGCAGTGGAGGCTGCGACCGAGGCCATTATGCAGGATAAGAGAATCTTAGCAGTAAATGATATAACCGTAGCACCTGATTATAAGCGAGGTGTTGCGGTTTTTAATATCGCCTATTCTTCAACTGTGGGGGATGTTGGAACTCCACAAAATACAACAGCGGAGGTGAGTTTAGATGCCGTTAACGGATAATGGTTGGGAAGAACTGACACTTGACCAAGCGTTGGCAAACGAGCAAACCCGCTTCAAAACATGGCTAGGTCAAGAAACGGATTTGTCACCGCATTCTCCTTGGGGAAAGCTGTGTATGAAAGAAGCACAAGATGATGTTGACGATGACCAGCAATTAGAGATGGTCTACGATTCTGGCTATGCTTCTCAGGCAGATGGTGTCAGCTTAGACCGATTAGCTTCAAACTATGGATTACAGAGAAAGCTATCACAAGCGGCCAAAACAACGCTACAGGTTACGGGCACCCCAGGCTATTTGATTGAGGCGGACACCCGTTTTATGACGTCAGATGGTACAGAGTTTTTGAATGCCTACGATACGCAGATCGGTGAAGACGGAACAACCGAGTTGCTGGTCTATTCAGATGATGAAGCTGATTATGTCAACGTTGATGCTAACACCATAAACCAACAGGCTGAACCAGTTGAGGACATCTTCGATGTCAACAATGCAGTTGCGGCGGTCGGGGGTGCTGACCTTGAACAGGACTATGATTTCCGAAAGCGAATTTTGCCGAACGAGGTTGCTGCTGAGAATGGAACAAAGGATGGATTAAAGGTTGCAATGCTCAATGTTACAGGAGTTAGTGACGCGCAAGTTATTCGCAATCCAGATGGCGAGGTTGATAGCTTCGGAAATCCGCCGCATTCAATGCACATCTATGTTATGGGCGGTGATCCTGATGCAATAGCCCAAAAAATATTGGATGTTGCTGGTGGTGAGACGCTATTTGTCGGTAAGTCTCAGGGAATAGCGATTGATGATAGCGGCCATCAAGTTATAGAACGCTTTGACCAAGAAGAACTGGTTAACGTGAAATTTGATATTAAAATTCAATCATCCAGTGGGATTGACGAAGATGCCGTTAAGCAATCTGTTTTAGATTATCTAGGTAGTTTGGCGATGGGGTCGCCAGTGATTATCAACAAGCTATACAGCTACCTTTATCAAATTGATGGAGTTGATTATGTTGAATCCATATCTGCTGGAACTGGGGACACCATGGGGGCGGAAAACATTATATTCAGCGACTATCAACTCGCTAACTCAACGGATGAACTAATCACGTTGGAGGTGACGGCCAGTGCTTAGTGACGACGACACGTTGCTTGATGGGACGACTTTTGCCGAATTTCACAAGAACTCGATGGCTACTTTTAACGATTTTCGACCAGCGTATAAGGGAACCAATTTTGGCAAATTGGTCAAAGTCCTTGATGCTGGTCGTTTTGCACGCCGACAAAACATGGATGAGGTTACTTCGTCTCATGCCATTGTGAATCAACATGGATTGCAACTGGATAATACCGGTGATGATTTAGGAATTCAGCGCAATGGTGCGGACGATGATACCTACAAATTCTTGTTATTGTCACGCGCGATGGTTCGCAATTCAAAAGGCACACTCAACGATTTAATTCGGATTGCCGCAAACTTACTTGGCTGTGATCCCACCGATATCTATATGAAACGCGACCGCGATTACAATGCTGATGGCACAATCACTGGCACTCCTAACACGATTGATCTGGTTGATGTCCCATACGACAAGGTTAAAAACATGTTTTTACTAGACCGATTACCGGCTGAGTTAGAGCGTGCGGCCATAGGTGACACACGTGTCAATTTCGTCAACTTATCTGTTCCGATTGAGCAAAATGCCTATATCGGCGTGGCTGTCTCTGGGTTCACAGAAATTGATATTTCTGTGCCAGCTTCAATCGAGGTCAACACTAGTAGCAAGGTTGATGTCAATGTTGGTAGCAACGTTGGCTTAACCTATTCCATTGATATTTAGAAAGGAGTGATCAAATTTGGAATACAATTCAAAAAGTCTAACCCGTGAAGGTGCAACGATGCTGGCGTTAGCGGATCAAGAAGAAAAGGCACTAATTATTGATGAAGTTATCGTTTCTGAAAAAGTCATCACGGCAGGAACCGATATTTCAACGTTAACTATGGCCGACTTCACGAGCCCACTGACGTATGGAATCAGTTCAAAAGTTCAGTCTGACAACCAGTTTAGTGTCAAGTCAGTTATTACCAATCACTGGCAGGATTCTGCTAATACAGACCACACGACTAACAAGGATTTTAACGTGGCGTTGGTCGGCGTGGTTGCACATGTTGATGGCTATGTTGACCAGCATGTGCTAACCGTGGCCGTAGGTAATGATCCGTTTGTTTTACCAGCATATCAAGGAACAGACGTATCGTTTGTTTTCGGTATTACACAGGCCTATTCTGCTTCGCAAAACGTGACCATTAAAATGGACGGAAGTGCTTATGCACTCGCAACCGATCTTGATGATGTCAAAAACTTGCAGGGGTCTATTGGTATAGCGATTGATAGCAAGTTAAAGGACTATGCCAAAAAAGACGAGGTGCAAAACCTTATTCCTGATGATATCGCGACCACCAAGAATTTAGCCGATGGCGACGCGGAAACACTCAAGTCGGCCAAGGAATACGCGGACACGAAAGTTAGTGGCAAAGCTGACGATAGTGCGGTTGTGCACACAGCCGATATGCGTAAGCCAGCCAATCAAGTTGCCAGCATTGATGAGGTTAACGCCAAACAAGATAAAATTGGCTACACACCTGCTAACGATTCCAAAGTTGTTCATGATAACCATGATGGTAGAATATCTGCAAATGGAGCTAGTATTCTCCCCGCTAATGAAGATGTTATTGGGAGAATTGACGGAGCATATACGGATATGAATGATATTCCTATGGGATGGATGTATCTTAATGGCTGGGCTGCAAGTGGTCTGTCTAACTGGGGACTTCCTCAAGACTTTTATTACGTTCATTGTTTTAAAACCAACACCGGATATGGTGTCTCCACAAATATCCAAATAGCGTATGGTGTAAAGCTAAATAATACGTATGTGCGGACAATGTCTGCTACTAATTGGACTCCTTGGAAATTATTAGCTGATGATTCAAAGGTAGTCCATTTAACTGATATGCGCAAACCGGCCAATCAAGTTGCCAGCATTGATGAGGTTAATGCTAAGCAGGACAAGCTAGACTACACGCCAGCTAACGATGCTGATGCGTTTCATCGTAGCCCTGATACTGGGGCAGTGACTGAGTCCGGTAACTTTCCAGCACTGCAAGTAAAGGGGGTCGATGTCGCAACCACGGCTGATTTGAAAAGTGTTTGGCTAACTATGTGGCATGAAATTGAAATGCCTAACAGTATGAATGGAACGCCTATTCTTATGAGGTATAGCCCAGATGATAAAACTACAATGATAACCGGAGCAAAAAATGGTGATATCGCTGATGGAAACTCGTGGGAAGGATCATTATTAAAATTACCGGAAGGATTCCACTGGACGTCAACTGATGATAAAGCCATACCTTTGATGAATGTCAGTCATCATAATGACAGTGTTTCAGGGAGGTTATATAACACAACGCTATCAAGAAATGGAAGTTCTACAACCGGTTCTACTTTTGGTGTGTGGTTTACGTCGTTGTCAAACTCAATCGTCAATATTGTCGTTCCATATACAACAGTTAGCTCAATCCAGCCAGATTAAGGAGGAAAAGAAATGCCAATTTATTACGTAAAGCCAGATTCAGACAACCAATTTCCAGATAAAGATACCACACCCGTATTTGAGCCAGCTGATGGCTTACGAGCGGTGAATATCCCGACTACCTCGGTTCAATACTTTACTCGCTACTGGTGGATGTACGCATTCAAGGGTGACGACTCCCAAGAGGTAACAGCTCCGGGTAACTTACCCAATTTGGATATTGACTACCTGCAAGGATTGATTGACCAGCAGGGTGAGCAAATTGAGCAACAGACGAAAAACATTGAGTCATTGCAAACTGAAAATAAAAGCCTTAAGTCAGCCAATGAGTTAACGCAGCAAGGCTTGATGGAAGCTGTTGATTACTTGTCCTCACAGCTAGCAACTGCTAGTGCCACGACTGACGCCGGTTCAACCACAGCGAGTTCAGTGGCCCCAGCTAGTTCGGCAGCAAGTGAATCCTAGGAGGTGATGGAAATGGAATATTCTGCATTGGCACAGATTTACGCGCAAGCAATTATTGATGGCACACGGACTATTGAAGCCGTGCCAGTCCCATTTCGGTCTGATACCCAAGCCGCTTTGACACAACTACAATCAAACAAATAAGGAGATAATCAATCATGTTAAATTTTAAGTTTTCCGCTTTAGCCGCTATCTATGCTGCCAATGTTTTGGACGGTGGTCGGACTATCGAAGAAGTCCCAGCTTACTTGCAGGACGATGTGAAGAATGTCCTTGGCTCCGCAAAAAACTCTACCAGCACCGATTCATCTACTACGCCTGTGGCTTAGGATTGATGATTGGTGCTTTTTTGATGGGATTTTTTGTGGGAAAGAGATGATGTAGTATGCCACCAACCCCTTTTGGGTGGTCGCTCGTGATAGGCGCTGCTTCGCGTATGGTTGATAACCCGTTTATTGAAGCGTTCCTATGGGCGGTTATGGCCGACCTGTTGACGGGGATTGTTAAATCCTTTTCACCGCGCGCTAAACACAAGGCAGACAGTTCAATCGGGCTGTATGGCCTCGCTAAACATTTGTTAATCATGCTTTTAGTAATTACTATTTATCCAGTTTTGGACGTTCTCGGATTTGATACCATTTCAAATTCAGTCGTCCTTTTTTATATCGCAGAGTATGCCATTTCAATTCTAGAAAACCTTGAAGTCATGGGTTTCCCGATTCCTGACTTTTTGCGAATTCGATTTAAAAAGATGGCTGAAAATGTTGGAAAGGAAAATGATAAAAAATGAATATCACCAAAATTATCCAATTGTTGAGCGATACCGGTATTTTAGGCATCGTTATCTTTTTGTTTGTAGCATGGTTCAATCGAATTAATCCAGCCGTAAAAACTAAGATTGCATCCAATAAATCCGCCAACCAGCGTGAAGTTCTTGGTCTACTGGACAATCTGGCAAGCAATGCGGTTCATCTGCTGTCGGCATCTTATGAAATGCCTGGCGATGAAAAGCGGGAAAAAGCTGTTGCAGATGTCACTAGTCAACTTAATGGTTTGGGTCATGATGTCGACCCAGCTATTATCTCTGCTGCCATCGAAAAGGCCTATCAGCTGATGACCACTCAAGACACTGTGGCCCAAGTGAAACAGGCTCAATTTGATGAGGGTCAGGCGGCCACAGAGCAAGCGTTCGCAGATAAAGAGGTACAATTTGGCCGAACAGAAAGCTAAGGCTGATGCTGTAGTCGCTCCCTTAAATGTCCCGGCTACTACTCAAGCCCCAACGGAGGGAGATGCTAAGTAATGCCCCGATTAGATATGGTCGATACGTCAAATAATAACGGAATCATGACTAAAGCTAATTGGCTATCGATGAAAAAATATGGTGTCCGCGCGATGGTCGCAAAGCTATCGGAGGGCACTTTTTTTACGGACCAAACAGCTAAGACAAGTATCCGAAACGCAGTCAAAGCCGGTTTGCACGTCAACGGCTATCACTTTGCGCGGTTCACTACTGTGGCGGGAGCCAAGGCAGAAGCTCAGATGGCGGCTCGCTGTGCGTTCAACGCGGGACTCGGTAAAGATGCAATGATTGTGTTGGACTTTGAAGCTACTAACTCCGGTTGGTCACGAAACGCTGCGATCATTAAAGCATGGGTTGCTGAGATTAAGCGCATGGGTTATCCCAAGACCGATGTCTACACCATGGGGTCTTGGACCAATTCAATGCCACTCAACAATTCGAGTCGCGGTGGGTGGATTGCCAATTACCCGTCAAACCCTGCTGGGCTAAAGTTTTATGGTAGTTATAATGGTTGGCAGTGGACCAGTACCCATAAATTTCCCGGGTGCTATGGTGGTTTCGATGTGTCCCAAATGTACTCAAACTACTACTATGGCACTACCACTCATGTAGCTAAGCCGAAGAAGGCCATCTACTACCGGTATAATCCCAAGATGATCTACGCCAGGACAGCTATCAATCGGTACAAGGATGTTGCTTTCAAGTATAAAGTGGACAACTTCCCGGCCGGCACCATATTTGCGATCGCCAAAGTAGTGACCTATGGCAAGATTACTCGCTTCCAATTGTCTAACGGTTATTACATCACGTCTAACCAGGACAACGTCAATCGCTTATACTATTCTGTTGATGGCGGCGTCAAACGAGTAAAGTCTGTACGCGGCACTCATCGGTACAAAGATAAGGCCCTCAAACATGTTGTGGACTGGCAGCCAGCTGGCACTGAATTTGATGTCGCTAAGATCGTCAAGTATGGAGATACAACTCGGATTCAGTTGGCTAATGGATTATTTATTAGTGGCAACAAAAAGATTAACAAATTTGTCAAATAA